GCGAAAGGTGTTTAACGGAATGGCTAGTCACTTAGGTGACGAAGAAGAATATAGATATTATAAATCTTTGATATCTGATAATCAACTTGATAACCGTGTTCCTGTTAATCCTCTCAATGAGATAGATTTATTCGAAACTGATGAAGGCTGTCGCCCCCTTCAATCTACAAACGAATCTATCATCATTTCATCTTTAAGCACAGCTTCTAAATGCGAAGCTCCCTTTGGTAGGAAGGATAGTCCTCCCTTTGTCATCGATTCGAGTGATGACATTGTAATGAACTCTTTGAAGAACCTGGCTGAAATCTTAATTTTCTATGGTTTCAAGCCAGCCTCTTCTTATTTTGGTTTAGGTAGTAATAATTTTAAGAAGTTTCAAAAAATACACTTTGAACATGCTAAGAAGCGTGAAGAAAAATCATCAAAATGCTCCGGTCCTGACTATCATAGTTATGTGTCTGGTGGTTTGTTTGATTATCTTAAGTGTAAACTTCCTGCTATCTTTTCCTGGGGTATGGATCAACCTCTCCCTGACTGTAGTAAATTTTCCCATATTGATAAGCAACCCTATTTTTTCTTAGTAGGTCGTGCTTTCCGTTTCCTCCGTTTAATGAAGTCTAAACCTCTTCGTGAGAAGAAGTCTTTCTTTGAATCTATTCTTTATTTGAAGAAAGGCATTTTTAGACCGGATGCTGAAATGATGGAAGAGTCAGTTCGTAATACTTTTAAGGATTTAACGACCGAAAGGCCCGTTATCTTTAAGACCCAGTTAGAATATCTTGGGGAAGAAGTTAAACGAACGGTGAGAGAAGTGTTCTGTGGTGAAAAATTTGTTGAAAAGATTTTACGATTACCTTCACAGAATGCCCACTATGGTTATTCTCGCAGCAATGATGGTGCTCTCGGCTGCTTGAGAGAAAAGGGCTTTTTGCCAGATGTTCCTGTTCATAGAAGTATATGTCCGAAAGTTATTAGGACTGAACAGACTTATGATCTGGAGCCTTTTACCATATGTAGTTGGTCGGAAGAATGTATTCAACCCGAAATCCCAATTGTTATTCTTAACACCACGATAGACAGATCGCGAAGAGACGTATATAAAAAATTAGTACGTGCTGCGATGGAAGAAGTTCCGGATTGTTATCCTGTTCCTCTTGCGGAGCCTTTAAAAGTTCGAATTATATCGAAAGGTCCGCCCCTCACATATTCTGTTATGAGGTCTCTTCAGAGTTTTCTCTGGGATGTCTTATCGAAAAATCCACGTTTTCTCATTAATCGTAGCCTTAGTGCTATTGATCTTTCTCTTGTTAATAAACAGGACGATGAGTACTGGATTTCTGGTGACTACAAATCAGCTACCAATGAGTTGAATCCTCAGTTATCTGAGATTGCTGTTAAAGAAATTTCTAGAGTTATTGGTCTAGATTCAGATCACACGGAACTATTTTTACGTTCCATGACAAGGCATATTATCAATTTCAAGCCTTGCTATCACCAGAGTACTGGTGTCTGTGATCCTCGTGATGACCGACCTGTTATGGGTCCTCTACAAACAGCTCCCCAGAGATGGGGACAACTTATGGGAAGTAATGTTTCATTCCCTATCCTTTGTTTAATCAATGCAGCCTTAACTAGGTTCTCCCTTGAAGGTGAACGTGAATGGTCTTTCAAAGATTGTCCCATGTTGATAAATGGTGACGATGTTGTCTTTGTTGGACAACATTCAGATTACAATCGGTGGAAGTTTAATACTTCTGTTGGTGGTTTATCTGAATCTGTTGGAAAGACTTATGTTAGTAAAGATTGGCTGATGATGAATTCCGATATGTATCAGAAGTCTGCAAAACCTGAACCGTTTCGTGTAATAGACACAAATGGCAGGATTTCTTCGCAGGAGTATGACACATATGATCGAACTCCATATGTTAATATGGCTCTTCTTCAGGGTCTTAAGAGATCTGAGGGAGCGGATAAACAAAAAGATAGTGGTAGTGATGATGGTTCAACTATAGGTGCTAGAGTGAGATGCCTTGTGCAAGGATTTTCCGAAAGGGATTCCGAGTACTTGGTTCGTAGATTTATAGCATATAATCGTAAGGGTCTTCCTAAGTCCATCCCCTGGTTTTTACCAGAGGCTTATGGAGGTTTAGGCCTTCCTGTAGTTGGTGAATTGAAACCATCATTTGTTGATGTAGTTTTGGGTAATAAAATACGATCGGGTGTTCTTCCTTCCCCACCATGTCCAAAGATTAATAATCGTCGAGGTAATCCTTACAAGACGACTTCCATGTATATTAACAATGGGAGGGACATGCAAAATTATTTTGGTACCACAACGATAGAAACAAATTCTGAGAAATTATCTGATCACCTTTTATGGTGTGATCTACTCAATGGAGTGGATTGTGAGGATTTCGAAACAACGAAAGCCTGGAATGAGTCTGTGACTATCCAGGATGCTTTTGACGCAAAATTACGTAAAACAGGCCAAGAGTACTTTGATCAATTAAAGTGCTATGAGTCATTACGTCGTTATTGGGAAAAAAGTTCCGATCAGAGAAATTTAAAGAATTGTCGTGGTGGAAAAGTAGAAGATTTTGATCTTTTATGGAAACCAAATGAAGAGTTCATTAGCGTTGATGTTGTTGAACGCGGTGCCGATATATCATTATTGACGGACATAGCGACGAGGAATATCCTTCGTCGATCAGTAGTAGTTTAACTACAGGCTGTTTACTATGCTTGATGTCATGATCTTATACCGGGG